CTTTCATCTTGTTTAGCTGTTCATTGTTGGCAACAACACCGTCTTTTTCCCAAACGCACATATCGTCAAGGTTAGACATGACTGTGCCTTTTAAAATTGTGTTGTCTTTAGAACCATCAAGTAGTTGTGACCAGCGAGATAAGTGACCACCATTATAAGAAACAGTAGAACCTGATACAGAAATTGTACCTTCCGTTGAAGTATCTCTTCTAAATAAAACAAGGTCGCCATCGCTACTTCTTCTAGCAAATCCACCGGGGGCGTCATTAGTTACAGTCGCATACAAATACCCTGATCCATAAATTTGAATACCAGCAGCAGCACCAAGACTGCTAGTAGCACTAGCCCCAATTAACAATTCACCAGCAGAGGTAATACGCATCCGTTCTGTTAGTGCTACGGTTGCCCCACCTGATACGCTTGCTGCGGTATACCAATAATGTGTATCACCACCAATTTGATATAAACCTGAAGTTCCAGTGTTTATAGCTTTCCATGAAGTATCACGAACCATGTTAGAAGCAAGTGATGTTGCCCCACCGCCTTCTGAAAATGTGCTTGCTCCTAGTTGAAGTGTTACTACTGTAGATGCAACAGGGGTTACTCCAATTCCAACATTACCACCAGAGGTAATACGCATCCGTTCTGCGTTTCCAGTTGCAAACAACATATTTGCTTCAGAACGAATAAGTCCATCAGCAGTTGATGAGCCAGTTAGCCAAGAACTTCCTGCTGTTCCTGTATATAACGCTTGTGTTCCACTTCTACTAAATGCAGCACCACCTCCACCTGCTGTTGTAGTGTTTACATATAATGGTTGATAACCAGTCCCCACAACATTTAAAGTGCTTGATGTTGCTGCACTTGTAGTTCCTATTAAAAGGTTACCATTAGAATCAAATCTAGCCGCCTCAACACCACCTTCTGTAAAGGCAATAGTGTCGGCAGCAGGAAAGAATATACCTGTGTTGGTATCGCCTGATGTGGTGATAGCAGGTGCAGAAACAGTACCAGCTTGGACTGTGGTAACGCCTGTAGCTTCTAGTGTGGTGAACTTACCTGCTGCTGCTGTTGTGCCACCGATAGCAGAGTTATTGATTGAACCACCAGTAACAGTAACATTGCTAGAATCTTGCGTAGCAATACTACCAAGTCCTAAGCTGGTTCGTGCAGTAGAGCCAGACTCTGTAACAAAGTTAGTACCGTTACCAACAATAAAATTATTATCTGTAGGAGTTAATCCAGCAACATCCGCTAATTGAGCATCGTAAGCCTGAACATCTGTACCAATTGCAACACCCAAGTTAGTACGAGCAGTTCCAGTATTAGTTAAGTCAGATAAGTTATTTGCTTTAGCTAGATATGTAGATCCCGGTACATAAGCATCAACCCAGACAGAACCTGTGTATACTTTCATGCCTTGACTTACTGTGTCAAAGTATAAAGCACCGCCTACTAAGGCATTACCATCATTATCAAGCGAAGGAGCAACAGACTTAGCTCCTAAGTATCTGTCATCAAAACTATCGTAAGCAGCTAGTGTAGCGTCCCTTGCTGACTCAGCAGCAGTCTGTGCAGACGCAGCGTTAGTAGCTGAAGTAGAAGCTGACGATGCTGAGTTACTTGCGTTAGTTGCTGAAGTACTTGCTGCGGAAGCAGAGTTGGAAGCGTTGGTAGCTGAGGTACTTGCTGCAGATGCACTATTCGATGCATTCGTTGCAGAGGTTGATGCAGCACTTGCACTTGCAGCAGCATTAGTCTCTGCTGTTTCTGCATTAGTCTCTGCAGTCTGTGCTGCAGTAGCACTGTTTGATGCGTTAGTCGCAGATGTTGATGCTGACGATGCAGAATTAGAAGCATTCGTAGCAGAAGTAGCAGCAGCACTGGCACTATTTGAAGCATTAGTTGCTTGAGTTGTAGCAGTAGACGCAGATGAAGCTGCATTCGTAGCAGATGTAGAAGCGTTGCTTGCTGAGGTTGAGGCAGCAGACGCTGAAGAAGCTGCGTTAGTTGCTTGAGTAGTAGCTGTAGAAGCTGATGCAGCAGCATTGGTAGCCGACGTAGAAGCAGCAGATGCAGAGCTTGCAGCGTTGGTTGCAGCAGTCTCTGCATTAGTCTCTGCTGTCTCTGCATTAGTCTCTGCAGTTTCAGCGTTGGTCTCTGCTGTCTCAGCGTTAGTCTCTGCTAGTTCTGCAGCAGTTTTAGCTGCCTCTGCAGCAGCCTGTGCAGCTACAGCAGCGTCTTTAGCTTGTAGTGCTAATAAGACTTCACTTGCAGCGTCTCCTACAGCGTCTCCTGCACCACCTGCTCCTCGGTAGATAGCCAAAATTTATCTCCTATATTTGTTTAAATACACTCAGCGAATGCACTTAAAGAAAACTCCCCAGCCGAAGCTGGAGAGTCTTAGGAACTACTATTAAGCGTTTACAGCGAGTACGAAACCAGCCTCTGGACGTACAGTCTTCACACCGAACAATGTGTCGGCAGTGTAGAGTGTAGACAGATATTCTTGTTTGTACTGAGTCTGTGAACGAACAGATAACTGCTCAGCCAATACCATTGCATCTTTGTGAGCCAAGATTGCAGCTTTGATGTCACCACCGTTAGTTGCAGTATTCTCGGAATCAGTTTCGATAACTGGGCAGTTGCTCGAAACATAGATGTCGATACCATAAAGCGTACCGATCTGACCATTCTGAACACCACGACCATCAACGAAGTCAGAGCTGTTATAACGATCAATACCCATGATAGCTGAACGAAGTGATGGAGGAACAACAAAGAAACGATTGTCCATTGGAACATCAGCGTCATCAACGAGTTTGATCAAAGCACGGAAACCAGCATCAGTAAACACGTCAGCAGGAACTACAGTGTCATCAGCGTAAGCTGTGAGACCAGTAGAAGCGTCGATGTAATAGCTGTTGCTATGTGTCCAGTCAGAAGTACCGTTACCGAAAGTCTGACCTAAAGCGAAGAGCTCATCGTCAACCTTCTTAGCCAAAGCGTAACCAGCATCTTCGGTGTAGAAGCGACGTAAAGAAGCCAAAGCTTGAACTTCGACGATGTCCTCAATGAAACGTGAGTACTCGAAGTGTTTGTTGATTGTGACCAATACTTCGGTCTCAGTGTCAGCTTGGATGGTAACTACAGTGTTTGCTGCTTTTGCTGCAGCTACGCCACGAGTTGGCTTAGGAATATGAAGAGTATCGCCCTTCTTACCACGCATCGTCATTTTATTGACGAGGTTTGCCAATACGAGGTTCTTCTGATACGCAGCGATTACTTCGTCAGACCAAATCTCTGGAATGAACTTGTCTGCTGCTGTTTTGTTAACGATGGATGTTGATCCACCTGGGTATGCGACTGCTGCCATTTTAAATCTCCTAAAATTAAATTAAATTATTTAACCCTACCATCTGCGTAAGCTTGGAGAATTTCATCTGCCATGCTTTCGTATCTAGCTGGGTCTTGCATTCTTAAGCGAATAAGATCTGCACGACGATAAACAGGTTTTGTTGACTCTCCAGTACCGCCTTGTTGGACGGCTGCAGTCTTAAGTGCTTTGCTTCGGTTCTCATCATCGACCTTCTTCAGCGATTCGTCAGCAGCTTTAGTAGCTTCTACTTTTTGTTGTTTGACGTTGCGTATTGACTTGTAAGTCTCTAGCAGTTCTAATGCTGAATCTACATCGTAGTTGTTTGCCTTAGCAAATAATTCCATCCGTACCTTTGATCCTTGAATCCAAGAAGCAAAGTCATCAGATTGTGCTACACTTAAATAATCAGGATGTGCTTTCTCAATCATCTGCAATGCAACTACTTGGGCTTGTTGAGCCTGTTGTTCTTGCAATTGCTTTAGGATTGGGTTGTTAGCTACTGCCTGATTTACTGCCTTAGCAGGGTCTTCATACCAATCAATCTCTTGTGCTTTACTTGGCTGTGTGTCGTGCTTCGTTTCGAGTTGTTGCTTTAGAAGTGAATCAGCTAACTTGCGTACTTCGCCAACCTCTTGTGCCTGTCGTCCGATTAACTTCTCGGCTTCTTGGTGCATCCTGATAATCTCGTCTAGAGCTTTACCACGATACTTCTCAGGTAGTTCTGGAGTAACCTCTTCAGGTTCTGCTGTAGTTTGTTCTACAGCGTCTGGGGTTATACTCTCTTCTTTGGTTGGATCAGCGTACTTCTCGTTAGCGTCTACTTCGGGCAGTTCGATAAAATTTGCAGCCATGTATATTCTCCTGTCGCAATGCGATTTTAGGACATTTAAAAAATAGCTCGGTGGTCAAGAGTCCATTTACGAGCCGTGATTAGCTGTTGTTTTTCTTTCCAATGCCAGCTTCTCAGCTCTCATCTTTGCCCAGCGTGCCGTAGCACTAGGGAAATCTCCACTGATTGGATCTAAACCCAACCTAGGAGAGGAAAGAATGCGAGTAGCTACCTCGCCACACTCACTACACTGAACTTCTTTTGTGTCAACATCGACGAAGGACTCAGTGATATGTGAATTCTTACATGAAAACTCAAACATCCGTCTCGGCATTATCTTCCTCTTTCTGGAGTTGCTCGTAGACTTCGGTGCTTGACTCTCTTAAATTCTTTAGCCAGGTCATAATAGAGACTTCTCCCTTTCTGAACCATAACTGTTGCTCAGTATCTACACCTCTAATGGTGTCAGTGCTGCTAAGCATAACTTCTATGTCTTCAATCAAATTCTGCCACCCTTTGGATGCCATCATTGAGAAGCGATCTTCGTAATAATCCTGTAATTCTCTGTTCATACTCTTTTTCCTTGACAAGGAGAGTTTATTGTGTTAATATATACTTATATTATACCATACTTTTTACAATTTGTCAATAGTTATTGCATTTTTGTAGCAGTTTGTAACATAGCAATACGCTCATTAGACATAATATCAGCCTCTTTAAGGGCTAAATTAGCGATTTTCTCTACTTGGGTGAAGGGGTCAGCACCCTGCGGCTTATTCGCAGCCTCTACAGCCTTGATTTGGGTCTCTACAGGGATTGCCTGAGCCTGAGCTCCAGCCTTTTGTGCCTCAGCCATAGCCTTAGCAGCCTCAGCTTGGGTCTTCTGTAAGGTAGCTTGAGCTGTAGCCATAGCAAGTTGCTGCATTTGCTGCTGCATTGGGTCAGGTTGGCTCATTTGTTGGAGTCCTGCTACGATTTCTTCACGATTAGAGATACTAGAACCCTGAATTACACCCTGTAATAGCAGAGGAACGATAGGAGATTGTGCTCCTAAGGTAGACATTAAGCCCATCATCTGCTGTTGTTCGTATTCACGAGCTACCATTCCTAAGGTAGACACAGGCAAGAACACAAAGTCTTTAACTGGGTAACGATCTGGGTCAAACTGCATGAATCTGTAGGCAGATTTGGTGATGAATGGGATTAAGAAGTCCTCTTGGAAGTTAATCAGAGTACGCTTGTTCTTCTTCATCAAGCCTGAGAGAGCCATAGATAAGCCAGCACCTGAGGCTTCACCAGCAGCTACCTGTCCAGGCATAGCAGTACTATCAATTGTACCTGTAGCTTGGAGGAGCATTGCTTGGAAGTTCTGAGCAGTCTGGAAGTTCTGAGGATCAGTCGTACCAAACTTGAATGGCATCATGATCTCGTTAGGATTACCATTGACTAAGAGGTTCTTACCTGGACGTACATCATACTTAGCACCACGTGGTAGACGTGTAGCATCCATTGCCATCATCGGAGAAGTAGTTAACGCTAAAGAATCTAAGTGACTACGGATCTGAGCGTCAATAGCTTTTTGCATATTGTAGCCCTTCTCAGCAGTACCACGACCCCAGAAACGACCAGGCATGGAATCAGCTTGATAGGCGACAACAGGACGATCCTTCATCATGTAAGGATTCTCTTCGGCTTTTAAGAGCCACTGATCATCAGCGATGATAACGATAGCCTCTACCATGTCTTGGTAGTCTTCAGCCATAGAACCTTCAGGGAATAGATCTACAATCTCTTCTCCTTCTTTCTTCTGTAACTCTTCTAAGTATTCCTTAGGAACAAGACCATAGTAACGAATAACTCGTACCTTGTCGTCCTGCTTAGGAGACATCTCTTGCACAGGCTCTAAGTCCATGTCGTTGTAGCTAGGAGTGATTCCTACCTTACGATATGTACCGTCGACCATGCCTTGAACAATCTTGTGATAAGCAACATACTCCTCGATTGCAACACCTAAGGATGATTCTACATCACGAGCGTTAGGGTCAATGAGGAAGTTACGAGGATTGATTGGGTGGAGCTGAACCATGAACTTCTTTTGTTCAGTAACTCCGATAGCTGCCATAGCAGTGCCAGGGATAGGCTGGGTGGAAGGAGACATCACTGTCTTCTCTTCTACGGTAATCTCTCCGATACCTGTACCGTACAGTTCTCCTAAGAGAATAATATCATCTAATGCTTTCTTAACCTTCGAGAACTTAAAGTCCTCATGCATCTGTTGACGTACTAAAGCGATATCACCTTTGTCAGCATCAGTGCGGTCATCAACAATATCAAAGAACTCGCCACGACCAAAGACAGCTTCAGAAATCTCAGCTTGCTTCGACTCAACAGCTTGTTGGAGGGCGGGAGTAACAAGACGAGATCTCTCGGACTCACGAGTCTTGTCAAGCCCATCCCAGATTCCTCTGAACAATCTTTCATACTCTTCCCATTTATCTAAGTAGTTTACATCTCGGTGATCTCTCCAACGATTGCAATGATCTACGATGAATGAGACTAACTCACGATCATCTTCTGTTGTGATATCTTCTTTAAATTCAGCCATGTGTTAAATTCCTGGAATAGTTGATTGTGGAACTTGCATCTGAAAAGGATCTGCCATTGCTGCTTGAGCAGTACCAGCACGAGGAGCAGTCATGTTATCAATTGTCACACCTGCTATACGATTCTGAGGATCTGTCTCGATTGCTCTCATAGCAGGTTGTGCTAGACGTTCTGATACGTCCATACCACGACGTTGCTCAGTCTGACGAGCAAAGACTTCTCCAGCTACTTTCATGTAGTCCGCTACGGATTGTTGGTATGCTTGACTAGAACTATTCTTAGCATCTACAGCAGCACGTAGTGTTGGATACTTCTGAGCGTCTAAATTTATGATAAACTTCTCTGCTTTTTGTTTATCTCCAAAAGCTTGTTCTAAAGCTTTACGAGCAGATAAACCATTAGGAGCAGATAAACTACCAATTGCTTCTGCTACATTGTCAGGAGTAAACCCAAGCTTAACTTCTTTTGCAAAGCGTAGGCTTTCTGCAGGAGATTGAGCAATAGCTTTGTTTAAAGAACTAGATGCTTGTTTGTAGGAGTCGTTCTGGTTTAGAACACCAGTAAAGCTCTCACCTTGTGTGAATAGTTCTTTACCTTGAACGTAATGTTGGATCTCGTGCAGAGCTACTTTAACTGGAGTATCTGCTTTTCTCCAGTCAGGATGCTGACGATTAAACAGAATCATGTTTTGCTCAGGAGCGTATGCTGCTAAGCGAGAGGAGACAGGATCATCGATAAAGCTAACAGTAACGTCTTCGATGTCTGGATAAGCTTTCTTTAACGTATCTGCTTTGAATACTTCATCGAATGCTAAGACTTCATTCTCAGGGATCTTGTTTAGGTCTACACCTTTGCGTAAGTCTACGTTCTTATCGCTGATCTCTAGCATTGCCTTGTTTGCTACAGGATCAAACGCTATGCCTTGCTTAGGATATAAAGCATCCCACTCCTCAGCAGGTAATCTAAACCAATCACGCTGTGCGTCTTCTAATGTTTTAGTTAGTGCGGGAGCGTCTGTAATACCTGCTGCTCCTAAGTTACTAATACCTTCTCTACCGATGAACATCTCAGGGACTAGACTAGGTGTTGCTCTGCTAGAGCCTTTAAACAAGCCTTGTGCTTCTAAGTTATCTACTAACCCAGGAGCTACCATCCTAAACAAGCTACCAGTTATACTCATTTAATATCCCGATATAAAGTCATTAGGTTCATATTCATCGTCCATGTCATCTGTAAAGTACGACGTTACAGCTAACTGATCGACATAAGATAAAGCGTCTACTAAGTCGTCATGCACCTGAGTAGTAGGGAACATCAGAAGCTGATCCACAAACTGTGTCCAATCCTCTTCTTCATTCAGTGTTACCTTACCATGCTCGAATCGTCCTTGTAATGCCCAGACAATCCTCTCAGTCTTTTGTTTACCACCATGCGTTAAATCTTGTATCGTTGCGTAGACGTTGTTTGATCTCATTAGATCACTGAGGTAGGGTAGTACAGCGTTACGTACTGTTCCTCTTTCAATTCCTACACCTACTGGTTGAAAGTCTCTGATGTTCTTAAGAATCCTAGCTGCTGCATCCTTAACATCCCAACGTCCATGCTCAATCTTCTTTATAAACCATTCACCATCTTCAGTTACTTTTACTACTGCGATAGCTGATTCATCTAATTTCTTTGCTCTTGCGGAGGAGTAGTTAACATTCGTAAACCCTGCTAAGTCTATTGCTATGTAATAAACACCTTCAGTAGGTTCTTCTCCGTACTTTACCCATTGTTCTTTGAATAAGTCTGTTCCTGCATTATCGAAGGAGGCTTCGTATTCCTGCTTAAAACTGAATGAAGATAAAGTCTTTTTAGCTCCTTCAATCTCTTTCGGATCAATAAGCGGGTTATCTTTCGTAGTAAAGTGCCAGCTCTTCCACTCCTCATCTTCTTCAGACGTACCGAGGTTATACATATCGTAGAACCAGTTGCGTCCCTTCGGAGTGCCAATAAAGAGTGCTTTACCCTTCTTGTCTGATAACGAAGCACGTAAGACCTTCTCCCAGGTATCTGGTTTAATGTCAGCTACCTCGTCCAGTACCAAAAAAGTAAGACTAACCCCACGAAGGGTGTCAGGTCTATCAGCACCTCGAACATAAATTTTAGCACCATTGATCAGTGTGATATCCATGTTGTTGACATGACTGTTACTGATTACATCTCTACCCAGCTCCATTAGCAAGTCCCAGATAATCTGTCTTGCTTGCCCTTGGGTAGGAGCTACATACATCACTGCTGAGCCTTGAGGACATCTCAGTCCCTCTACCAAGAGGGCTACTGCTGAGAGTCTACTCTTTCCACAGCGACGACCTGCTACGATTACCTTAAACCTAGTGTCGTCACTAAATACTTTCTTTTGCCAGGGCAGGAGCTCAAAATTAAGATTCATCATCTTGCTCCATGTCGATGGTCTCTACAGCTTCCACCTTAGTCTCACCCAAGCCAGTGATGTTAATTGTTACAGCATTCCGCTGACCCTTAGCATCCTTTTCAAAGAGTGAGACAGGTAGAAGTCTGTCCATGCACATCTTTAGACATGCTACCTGATCTTTATCTTCATCGTCTAAGGCTTTTCTTAAGACAGTGTCTATGACCTTAGTTCCAGTAGTACTCAGGAGTCTAGCTTTAAATTCCTGTATTCTTCCTGTGTCACCCTGGGGTCTACCTACCTTACCTCTTTTACGCTTCGCTTCTACGACAGCCTTAGGAGGACGACCCCTACGTGGTATAGACACAACAACTGAATTATCTTCTTTATCTTCTAAGTTCACTTCTAAGCCTTTTCCTACGTGAGTAGAGACTAACATTTAAAATTACTTCTCTTCTAAGTTATACTTAGAAGTTAACTAAGTAGTTTTTATATTATTTGGTTTTTATATTGTATTTACTTAGGAACTGACTTAGCGTTTTTTCTCTTTAGTACAACTATTATACCATACTTATTAGATTTTGTCAAGTAATATTTTACTATGATGCTCACTACGTAGCACATTATGTACACTAAGTAGCTTCTGTGTCTACAATGTGATGCAGCAAGCCTCATCTTCGATGCGGGTCTACCCAGTAAACTAGCACGTATTCCGCAACTGTAGCTAACTAGCCTTTATTATGCACTATCGTAGCTCATCTTCTATTATCTCCTTAGCTTCCTAAGCTATTGATTCATATAGTATTCCTTATCTGTAGTCTTCTGTCGTTAACTTCAGCTAATTTCTTTAATTTATTAGTCTTCTTAATTTAACTTTTTAGGTGTTTTAGAGGGTTATAACGTACTAGATTATTGCGAGAGCCCCCTCCCCCTAGCATACTTTCGAGTATATGTCAATAGGTAGTTTCCCTAATAGACAGACTAGCTAGAATCTGCTAAGTGAGGGAGTTATAGTGTCACTCTATCGCTATCCAGGACTTAATAGAAACAATCAATCAAAACCTAGGGTTTCCCCTAAGTGACTTATCCCTATGAATTTGAGATACTAGGATCACTGAAACAAAAGGAGGAATTAAAATGTTTACATGGGAAGAACTATGGGATTTAAGAACTACAATTAACCATAAAATTAAAGCATTAGAAGAAGCCAAAGAAATTTTAAAGGCTTATCCTGATATGGTAGAGATGTTTGATAGAGATATTGCAAAATTTACAGCTTTATATGATAAGTTAAAAAGAGAAAGCTTTGAAGTATTGAAGTAAGGGTTTGCCCTAGTAGACTAAATCAGTTGACTAGGGTATTCTTAAAACACTAACGGAGGGTATATGGAATTAACTTTAAAAGAGCGTAATATTTTGATGGAATTACTTTGGTTAGAATACAAGACTTCGGAAAGTATTCAACGACAGGAAGAAGCTAAACAATTACACGATAAAATATTGGAGGGTTAATTATGAGAGAAATAACACCAGAAATTTTCAGGCTTTATGTAGACGATAAATATATTGACTATTATGGTAGTTTAAAACGAGCAGAAATAACAGCTAGAATGTATCGTAATCAAGGTAAAACTGTAAAAATTTTAGAAGACATGCTAGACGGGACTGGCTCACTTAAAGAGGTTAACTATCAATTAGATTAATTTTAGTAGATATATCTAGGGTTTTACTTGACTGTTTCAAAACCCTAGAGTATATTTATTAATAACGATGGAGGATTAGGGTATGTACCAATTTACAGTTAATGGGAAAGTGTTTAAATTTAAGACACTTAAAGAGGCTAGATTTATGGCACAATTTAATGATGGCATTACAGTTATATCTAAAATTATAAAGGTAAAAAAATGATTAAACTAAGTAAAACAAGTAAGCTAGATGGCATTATGTCATGGAGTCTTCAGGCTTTAGACACTTGCCCAGGTAGTAAGGATTCTACAGGTAACTTAGTACCAGCATGCCAAGGTTGTTACGCTACGACTGGAAACTATCGCTTCGCTAATGTTAAGAAGCCTAGAGAATTCAATAGGGAAGACTGGAAGCGTGACGACTGGATAGATGACATGGTAAAAGCTTTAGATTCTAGTAGATACTTTAGATGGTTTGATAGTGGCGACATGTATGACATTAGACTAGCTAAGAAAATTCGTAAAGTAATGTTACTTACTCCATGGGTTAAGCATTGGCTACCTACTAGAATGCATAAGTTTGACAAGTTTAAACCGATCATAGCAGAGATGCAGATGCTTTCTAATGTAGTGGTACGATTCTCTAGCGATAGTGTCACTGGTGAGCTTGTAGAGGGTTTAAACACTAGTACAATATTCAGCGATACCTTACCAGTAGGTGCTACAGAATGCCAAGCATACCAGCATGAAGGTAAATGTAATGGGTGTAGAGCATGTTACGATAAGAGCGTGAGCGTGATAGCATATAAAGCCCATGGAGTTAAGATGGCAAAGGTTATTAAGATTATGGCATTAGGGTAAACACCTATAGACAATGTAATAAATTGTAGTATACTTAACTTATCAATTCAACAGGAGGAATTAAAAATGTTAGTATTCAAGTACGCAAGTAAGAAGGATTTAAAAGCTAGTGTAGGTCAACGATTAAAGTATATAGAGACTAGTATTTTTGGTAATGAATATGTTAGTACAGGTAAAATAATAGGTGCTAATCGTCCGCATATGACAGGAATGGGAAGAGAGTTTTTTGCCGAAGTTACTATGAATGATGGATTAATTGTAGGAGTTAAATAAAATGATGGATACTTATCAAGCAGTGGGATTAGCAGAGGGATTTATTGAAGCAGATACAGAAGAGCAAGTACTTGAAGCATGGCAAACCTTAGTTGATACTGGTATGGCATGGCAATTACAAGGGTGGTTTGGTCGTACTGCTAGGCATTTAATTGAGGAGGGATATATTCATGAGCGTATGTAATCAGATTAAAGAGATTGTATTCGATGGTAGAAAACCTAGTTATGCCCAGGTAATGAGGGCAGTAGGTGAAGAGATAAGTAAGGGTAATACAGATATCACTGTACTTTGGGGTGAGAATTGGGTAGACTTATACTTCGATCATAGGGTTAAGCAGTGGTTTGGTAGTGGCTGGATCAGGGATATTGACGGATCATATATTGCTGAGGAGTTGAACGAGATCAGAGCAGAAGCACAACGAGAGATTGTAACCTTAAACTTATGGAATACTTAGGAGAATACTATGAGAATTAAAGACCCTGTATTAGTATCGAAGACAGTTAACGCTATGTATATTGTTGATGTAGAAGGTAAGAAGATTGAGGTTACCTACTGGTATAACCTGGATGACGAAGGGCAAGGTGGTTGGGATTACGATCTTGAGCCCTGTTATGTAGACTTGACAGAGGAAGAGATAGAAGATTTGGAAGAGGAATTTGAGAACATCATTGCTGATATAGGAGTGTAAGATGAGTAAGCTTAATCACCTTAGACGGATCGCTGATATACTTTGGAATCAGTTTGATGAAGAGATTAAATACCAGGGAGATTGGTTTTGGGCTACTCGTAACTGGGAGATTAACTTTACACTGGAGGATGACCACGAAAGTATTGTCGCTTACCCTCGTAAGGGAGGTGATACAGATTGGAGCAAACCTATTGTATTATCAGAGAGGATTAGAAAATGGAAGACGATAGTTTAAGTAAATGTAATGTGTGCTCTTGTGAATTCTCTCTTGATGGTGAAGGAGGTATTGACGGATACTTTGGAATACTGTATGTTGCATTCTGTCCTACATGCTTTGCTAGTATGGAAGATATGTGTAATCAATTAAGACAATACCATGAGGAGTTTAATAATGAATAGATATAATAACGATAGTTACTATGAACCTGAGGATGAATTAACTGAGGAGGAATTGGAGGAGCTAGAGCTTGAGTTAGATGAGACGGACTTCATTGATGAGGATGATTGGTATGATTAATAACGAAGACAAGTACATTAAATATATTTTATGGTTTGCTCTTGCTTACTTTGGTGGTCATGTGCTATACTATATTGGGTTAGAATTATCCTGTTACTTATACGGAGTACTACAATGAGAAAGTTATATAAGATTTTAGACAGTGATGGGTCAGTCGTTAGAATCTTTGGTTATAAAGAAGAGGCAGAGAGATTCCTAAGACTAGATAAAAGCTTTAAGATTCAAGTACTTGGGATAGAGCGTAAACGCAACGCTGAGAATAAATTTAACTGGGCTTATAAAAACTTAGGGGATGCACTGCTATGAGATGCTACTGCTGTAATAAAATGCTGTCAGATTTTGAGGCTACACGTAAGAGTGTACATACCAATGAGTACTTAGACATGTGTAATAAATGTTACGCTACTGTCAGTGATGACTTACTAACTTATGAAAGAGCAGACCTGTACGATGAAGACGAAGATTACGAAGGAGACGAAGGAATGGATAGTAACGAGTATGATTCTTTTGGTCGTGTGGATAATAGGGTTGACAATGATATTTAAATATGCTATACTATCTACTAAGTAGTATTTATATAGATTGTATTTTATATAGTGTATACTTAGGAGTTAAACTTAGGAGCTAAACTGAGGAGTAAACTATGGAAGATAACTACGAAGAAGAAATGCATTACCACTTCGCACTACAAAACATGATTGATTGTGCTGGTCGCTATGGTATCGATGTAGTCCTACAAGATATCGTTGATGCCTGGAACTTTAGATTAAAAGAACACGATACTACTGCGGAGTTCAGCTATGAATAAACTAGTCGATGAAGCACCTTATCATCCAGGATATGAGGATGCAGTAGTTAGTCCTACTCCCAAGTACACTGGTATGAATCCTGCTAAGATGATATGGAAACCTAAACCCTTAACTACTGAGGAGATTCAAGGCACTCGTATGAATACTGCTGGAGATATCATAGCATTCGCTAGAGCAATTGAACATAGACATGGGATAAAATGAACGCATACGAATTAGCAGATGAATTAGAAAACTATGTTTGGATGAACCCAAATAACAATCGTGATTACTGCAAAGAGGTTAAGGATATGCTACGCCAGCAAGCAGACCGCATAGCAACATTGGAAAACCAATTAGATAAATGCAGTCATCACGAGGCTATGGCACATCAAGGCGGGTATGAGATTGGATATGCTGAAGGATTAAAGAAAGCGATAGAGAAATGAAAACAGATAGTAACTTTTTAAAACACATACCATGTACTAACTGTGGATCTTCGGATGCTAACAGTTTATACGATGATGGGCATGAGTATTGTCATAAGTGTACAACCTTTAAGAAGGGCTCAGAGGCGATGGTTCAGGCTGTCCTAAGGGAAGGTATCACCCATGCTGAGAACTCGTCTCCTAAGCAGTTTAAAACAGTTCTAGAGGCATTGGCAAACGTAGAAGCAAACCCAGTTGTAGAGCGTGGTATTACTACACAGACTATGCACTTCTTTGGTGCAGGTTCTGATAGCTCTAGCTATTACTTTCCATATTGTGATATCACTGGTAAGGTGGTGGCTGCGAAGACTCGCTCCATTACTGCTAAGGAATTCAGTGTGATTGGGGATTGGAAGAGTGCTGTACTGTTTGGACAGAACAAGTTTACTCCAGGTGGTAGGGCTATCACGATTACCGAAGGGGAGTTTGATGCCTTAGCTTGCTATCAGTTGACAGGTTCTCGCTACCCAGTGGTATCTATTCGTAGTGGTGCTACGTCAGCATTAAAGGATTGTCGTGCCAGCTTTGAGTATCTAGATTCCTTTGAGAAGATTGTGATCTGCTTTGATAACGATGAGCCAGGACAGCAAGCAGCCAACCAAGTTGCTGAGTTGTTTGGTAGTAAGGCACACATCTTTAAGTTCAAACAACCTGAGATTAAGGATGCTAATGATTACTTGATTCGTGGTTTAACGAAGGAGTTTGTTGAGCAGTGGTGGGATGCTGAGAAGTATGTACCTGATGGTATCATAGCAGGTTCTACATTGTGGGAGCTAGTTAACCAGCCAGTAGAGAAGGCTGAGGTACAGTATCCGTACTATGGAATGAACAATCTTACCTATGGTATTCGCTTAGGAGAATTGGTGACAGTGACTGCAGGATCTGGACTAGGTAAGTCTCAGTTTATGCGGGAGATTGTGTGGCAGATCTTGAATAAGACTGAGGATAACATTGGTCTTATGTTCTTAGAAGAATCAGTCAAGAAAACTGCTAAGAGTTTGATGTCACTTGCTGCAAATAAACCATTACACTTACCTGATTGTGAAGTTGAAGAGGAGGAACTACGCTATGCATTTGATGCTACCCTTGGAACTGATCGTGTATTTTTGTTTGATCATTTTGGGTCTACCGCCATTGACAATATTATCAACCGAGTACGATTCATGGCAAAAGGTCTCAATTGTCGTTATGTATTTCTTGATCACGTATCGATTGTGGTATCTGCTCAGGAGAATGGCGACGAAAGAAAAGCTTTAGACGAGATCATGACTAAGCTTCGTACCATTGTGCAAGAGACTGGCATTGCTTTGTTTGTAGTGTCTCACCTTAAGCGTCCCGAATCTAAGGGGCATGAGGAAGGGGCTGCTACATCCCTGGCACAGCTACGTGGTTCAGGTTCTATTGCTCAGCTATCAGACATGGTGATTGGACTGGAGCGTAACGGACAGCATGAGAACGAGCAGGAGCGTAACACTACCTACGTCCGAGTATTGAAGAATCGCTTTAGTGGTTTAACTGGGTTGGCTTGTCGTCTCTTGTATAAGCGTGATACAGGTAGAATGACTGAGCTCCCTCCTGAGGAGAAGACATTATGAAGAAGATATTACTTGCAGTAGCTGCTATGTTAGTGTATAATAATAGCATGGCTTGTGCGTCCACTGTAGTGGTACATCCTGATGGTAGAACAATGAGCTGTACTGTCTGTGCTACGGTGGTAATATGTCAATGATTAAATGGGGAGGTACTTCGTTATGTTTAATTGGAATAGCGTTAACCAGCTTCAATGTATATCCACTTAATATACTATTTGGACTGGTTGGATCAGGCTTGTGGGCTTATGCTGGTGTACTGCAACGTGACATACCTTTGATCCTGGTTGAGGCTGTAGCAGTTGCTCTGTACTTTGCAGGGGTGGTCTCTTATGTAACATATTCGTTGCATAAATGGCTTTAACGTAACATTTATATTACATTATGAAAGAATCTTTAATCATTGTTGCTGCTCTGTTTGGTGTGCTGCTTGGCTTCTTAGTTAGTGAACACAAACATAGGTTAGATAACATTCAATGTACTAGTTATTCTACTAAGCATTCGAAATGGGATGGATACCTAGCACGAAACGAACATGGAGACATACGCTGCTTTTGGTTAGAGCGTGAATATCCTTGGAGACTTAGGCATGGAGTACCTGTTTAATGGCACATCCTGATCAATTATTTGGAGATAGAACTTATGCACAGCATGGAGATGATATTGTTATTCGGGTTCTCTTTAACAGTCTCGGTATTAATACTCCTTCATACTTGGACGTGGGAGCACACCATCCTGAAACCATCAGTAATACTAAGCTGTTCTATGACGCTGGTTCTCGTGGTATTAATGTTGAAGCAAATCCTGAGTTACATAAGTTATTCGTAGAACAGAGACCTGGGGATGTTAATCTTAATGTAGGAGTAGGAACTAAGTCAGGCTTCCAAGACTTCTATATGATTGATAGTCAGTCAGGACGTAATACTTTTGTTAAGAAGGTAGCTGAAGAATTTGTTAGAGATTATCCTGAGTTTAGTATTACAGAAGTAAAACAAATACCAGTCTTTACAATCGAGCAGGTACTACAGCATCGTACAATCCCAGACTTTCTGAGTATAGATATTGAAGGACTAGATTATGACGTGCTTGCAAGCATTGATTATAGACGGTATCCGTTTAAAGTAATTTGTGTGGAGATTCAACCGTACAGCGAGGAAGATATTCGCACCTTGATGTTTAATGTAGGTTATGCCACAGTAATTCGTTGTGGATCTAATCTAATTTTTATTGACAAGAACCTAGCACATCGAGTAAAATAAATGTATGCAAATAATTTTAGATATAGAAACCAACAGCACACACAATAAGATTTGGATGTGTGTTACTAGAGAAATAGGAGGAGACGTAACAGTATGGAAGGAAGCAAGCGGGTTACAAAAGTATTTGGACAGTTGCGATTTGATTATCATGCACAACGGAATATGCTTCGATGCCCCAGTACTGAGAAAGAACTGGAACATTACGATGAAGCAGAGCCAGATGTTCGACACGCTCGTACTAAGTCGCCTCCTAAGTCCAAGTCTAGAAGGAGGACATAGTCTTGCTGCATGGGGTGGACGCTTAGGTTTTCCTAAGGGAGACTTCAATGATTGGGATGCTGGGTATTCTGCTGAGATGAAAGCTTATTGTATCCAAGATACCTTAGTAACTGAGAAGTTGTATTTACATTTAACTAATGAATTAACTAGAAATAAATTTGAAGAGAGGAGTATTAAACTTGAGCACAATGTACAAGCGGTCATCGCAAAGCAAGAAGAAAGTGGTTTCAAACTCAACGAAAGGAATGCTATCATTCTTCTTTCAACGCTGCAAAATAAGTTGGTTGTTCTTGAAACTGAGCTTCAAAACATTTTTCCAACCAAGACAATCTTACGAGTCTCAGAGAAAACAGGCAAGCCTCTTAAGCCAATCATCGAACCCTTTAACCCAGGAAGTAGAAAGCAAATTGGTGAAAGACTTCAAGAAAAGGGTTGGAAACCAGACAAGTATACGGAAACAGGTCAGCCCATCGTCGACGAAGGGACGCTCGAAGGCTTAGATTTTCCTGAAGCTAAAGCTATCGCTGAGTACTTGTTACTACAGAAAAGAATAGCACAGATTCAATCGTGGTTAAAGGTAGTACAGCCTGATGGTAGGGTGCGTGGTAAGGTAATAACGAATGGTGCAGTCACTGGACGAATGACACACCACAGCCCTAACATGGCACAAGTACCTAGTTGTGGTAGCCCCTACGGAGAAGATTGTAGGGATCTTTGGATTGTAGAGAAAGGATATAAGTTAGTAGGCATCGATGCTTCAGGATTAGAACTACGAATGCTTGCTCACTACATGGAAGACGATGCGTATATTTATGAGGTCACACAAGGTGATATCCACACTGCCAACCAGAAAGCTGCTGGACTCGAAACACGTTCTCAAGCGAAGACGTTTATCTATGCATTCCTCTATGGTGCAGGGGCTGCCAAGATCGGGAAAGTTGTGGGTGCTGGAGCACGAGAAGGACAAAAGCTTATTGATTCTTTTTTGGAAAACACCCCGAAACTACGAGCACTTAGGGAGAAAGTGGCTAGAATCTGCAAGTCGTCGGGATCATTACCAGGTCTTGATGGACGTAGACTATACATTAGGTCTGACCACGCAGCACTTAACACACTTCTCCAAGGTGCGGGTGCGATTGTCATGAAGCAAGCACTAGTGATCCTAGATGAACGACTGAGTAAGCTCGGTGTCGACTATAAGTTTGTTGCTAATGTGCATGACGAATGGCAGATTGAAGTAGCAGAAGCCTACGCAGATATGGTAGGTAAGTTAGGAGTACAAGCTATTGAAGAAGCAGGTCGTGTACTAAAGATGCGATGCCCTCTCACTGGTGCGTACAAGGTAGGTAATTCATGGAAGGAAACACACTGATGGATGAGATTAAACAAGCAGTACTTAAACTTCTAAGACAAGGTAATCATGTATCGACTGTTAGAACACTGCTACGTGAAGCAGAGAAAGAACTCGATCAAGCACAGGAATACTTAGAAGCTATTAAAGATGCAGACTTTGCACCATGAAAGTAGCAGAACTTCCTGAACATGTAGAACCATTAGTTATCTTAGGAGACGACAATAATTACTTGACTGTCTATACTTGTATGTCTAACGAAGATACTATTGAATTGCTGCGTCGTTCCTTACATGTCCTTGAAACGGAACAGGAACAAGCAGATAATAATTTGCATTTGCATTAAAAGTATGATATAATATATGTGTAGTTATTTACTAAGGAGAAATAAATGGAACAAGCAAAACCAGTACCAATCAAAGCCGACCTCTTCTGGGCTTCATTAAATGAGAAGAACAAAATCTCTGAGAAGTTTCAGGTAGATCTTTGCAACCTATCTAAGGATGCTGTGAAGACTTTGATGGACATGGGTATCAATGTAAAGAACGATGCTGCTAAGCCAGATCAAGGATTCTTTGTCACTGCTAAGAGTAAGTTATATCCTATCCTTGCAGTGGATGAGAAGGGCTCACCAATCAATGTTAAGATTGCTAATGGCTCTAAAGGTGTAGCACTTATCAAACCATACAGCTACAATGTTGGTGGTAAGAAAGGTGTCGGAGTTGGTATCAGTAAGATTGTAATTAAGGAACTGATCGAGTACACTCCTAAAGGAATGAACTTAGCTGATATCGAGGAAGAAGCCCTCTAATGCAGTTAGCCCTCATTGATGGGGACATTCTAGTATATCGCATTGGCTTTGCTTCAGAAGGTGAGCCAGAGTCAATAGCGATTTCTAGGTGTAGTGAATTCTTAGAGAACCTAATTCTCTTCAATGGCTTTGAAGATTACAAAGGGTACTTAACAGGTGGTGATAACTTCAGGCACGAGATAGCTAAGACTGCTCCGTATAAGGGTAATCGTAAAGCTGCAAAGCCTGAGCATTATGAACTCCTCAGAGAGTACATGATTAAAGCATGGAACTTTGAGATGATCGTAGGACAAGAAGCTGATGACGCTATGGGAATTGCAGCGTATGCTCTTGAACCTGGTGAGTATTGTATTTGTACTATCGATAAAGACTTAGATATGATACGAGGAGATCACTTTAATTTTACTAAGGATCTTCGCTACTACATTACTGAGGAAGAAGGCATTAGGAATTTTTATAAACAGATTTTAACTGGTGATAGGGTCGACAATGTTATTGGGCTTAAAGGCATTGGAGAAGTTAAAGCAGAAAGAATACTCAAAGAATGCAAAGACGAAAACGAAATGTATACTGCTGTCCTGGAGGCTTACCAAGGCGACGAAGCAAGGGTGCTGGAGAACGGACAATTGTTATGGATAAGAAGACAGTCAAACGAAATCTGGAAACCTCCAAAGTTATCTACGTCCAGTGGGTCGACGCAGTTGCCGACGCAGGATGGGAAGACGACACCAAAGCAGAAATAGATCTTTGCCATACTGTAGGTTTTCTGATTAGTGAAACAAAAGATGCTCTATGTATTGCGTCCACAGTGTCTAAAGATAATAGTAACGCTAGGATACACATACCTAAGGCATGGATAAAGAAACGAAAGGTAGTTAAGTTTGAAACCACAGTCAGCAAAAGCAAAAGGAAGAAAGCTACAGCAGTGGGTGAGAGACCAGATACTCCAACGATTCCCTACGCTGAGCACTGATGATGTCAGAAGCACAAGCATGGGAGCGAGTGGAGAGGATGTTCAGCTTAGCTCGGCTGCTCGTAGTGTTTTTCCTTTTCAGGTTGAGTGCAAGAATCGTAAAGCTATTGCAGTCTTCAAAGATTATGAACAAGCTCAGACGCATGGACTAGTCGAGCCACTCGTAGTCTTGAAGCAGAACAATAGTAAGCCTCTTGTCTTAGTAGATGCTGAGTACTTTTTTGATTTAGTAAAACGTGGTAGTTAGCTACAGAAAGTTTCTGCTGTATAAACTGCTACGAATTATAAGGAAAATAAATGTCAGTAAAAATAATTGAATGGAAGGTTATCGGAGATAAAGATAACTTTACTGTCCTTGGGATGGATGAACAAGGATGGATTTACTTTTGGAAGGACGCTAAATGGAACATCCTATAAATAGATATACGTTTGAATTCGTAGAAGGTGGAGAAGTGGATGCTAAGCATGGCTTTCCATTTAATAAAGAACTTCGGCATGAGTTTCAGATCCCAGCATCGCAGTCTTGGGATTATATAGTGCGAGAGTTCCTAAGCTTTTTATCAAACATCTATGGCTATGACATTAAAATAGAAGGATACAATGACGACCCACTTGATAATACCAGACTGTCAGATAAAACCTGGTCATGATTATAATTACTTACGAGCTATAGGAAACTACATTGTTAAGAAGCGTCCTGATGTTATTGTTAATATTGGCGACTTTGCGGACATGCCTTCATTATCAAGCTACGATAAGGGAAAGAAGTCCTTCGAGGGTAGACGATACAAGAATGATGTAGTAGCAACACACGAAGCAATGAACATCTTATTAAAACCACTGCGTGACTTACAAGCAAGACAGAGGAGGAATAAAGATAAGGTATATAAACCACGAATGGTATTAACATTAGGAAATCATGAGCATCGTATCAATCGTGCAGTTGAAAACGATTCGATGTTAGATGGTACTATATCTATTGGAGACTTAAAGTATGCTGAGGCAGGTTGGGAAGTTATTCCTTTTGAGCAGCCAGTTATTATTGATGGTGTTCTATATGCCCATTATGTTACTGCAGGTGCTCTTAATCGCCCTGTTGGATCGGCAGCAGCCATTATCTCCAAGAAACACCAGTCGTGTATTGTGGGTCATCAACAAGGTAGACAAGTTGCTTACGCTATTCGAGCAGATGGCAAGACGCTTACAGCTATAATCGCAGGGAGTTGTTATGAACACGATGAGGATTACATGGGAGCTCAAGGTAACCACTATTGGAGAGGTATTGTGGTCTTACACGAAGTTCATGATGGTTGCTTCGATGAGATGTTTGTTTCCTTAGACTTTTTAAAGAAGAGGTATTTATGAATCCAATAGCAATGCCTAAGCCTTACGGCTATTCAGATAATTGTCCAGGTGAAATAACATTAGAAGAATACTTTCGTAGACTTCAAGTGGAAGAGCCTGAGTTAACTCCTAGGGACAAGCAGGTAGGGGGTCAGCACTATCACAAAGGAGATGGTATACAACCTTGGGATATTATAGAAGCATGGGAGCTTGACTTCTGGGAGGGAAATGTGGTAAAATATATACTACGTTGGAAACATAAAGACGGACTGCAGGACTTACAGAAAGCGAGACACTACCTTGACTACATCATTAGTAAAAATTCTTAACGAATCACATAAATTTTTAGAGGAGCAGAAACCAGTGAAGACAGTAAAATTTAATAAGTTTTTCCCAGATGATAATGCATTTATTACAGTTGATGGACGTATGGATAAGGACGATGATTGGCAAGTTAGCTTGACTATTCAGTCTGATACTAAGAACGTAGCAAACTGGTGGTGCAGTGATTGGAATTACAAAGAAGGTGTAGCACAGTTAAAAGCTTTCCAAGATGGTGCTCAAAAAGCTATCGATTTTATCACAGCCTGTTCTGCTCAGCCAGCTAAGGCAGCTAAAGCGAATGCTGTTAAACGTGCTGCTAAGAAAAAGTAAATGAACCGTACTCTTACGCTGCCAGAGTTAAAAGAACGGTTGAAGAGTTTAGATGAAGTGATGCTTCTGGAGCTACTCGACATAGCTTCAGAAGACTTAGTAGAAACTTTTAGCGACACTATCGAAAACAACTACATCAGACTGCTTAAAGAAGTAGACTGGGACGAAACGGAATGATACCAAAAGACAAACAAGTTAACTTCTATGCAATACAAAATCAGAAAACTGCTAATCCTGCTTATCAGTATGGGATGGACTTGATTAAACAGGGAGACTGGGAGTATGGTTTTTATCTGCACGAGTTACGTTCATTACCAGATCTTAGGTATCCTCAAGGAGTAAAGTCAGACTTTGCTAAGACTCCTGTTTGGATTCCAGGAATGCATTGTGCAGGTAAGAATGCTATTGTTTGGTCTGAAGCAGGATGGGGAGACATGCTACAGTTTAGTCGCTTTATTCCTCTGCTAAAGAATGCTGGTCTTAAGTCAGTGAAGCTATTGTTTCCTGATAATATAATGCGTATGCTCAAAAGGCTGCCAGATCATGACGGTACTTTCCAGACTAATCAGTCATTCCCTAGTGCAGTAAAGATTAAAGTGATGTCGTTGCCTTACTTTTTAATGGAGCACCGAGTTATTGCTAAGCATCCTGTTGAAAAGATTTATGGTAGCGAAGGACTCTTTCGTAATCCAGATATTGTAACACCTAAGCGAGATAAACCATTATTAGGTTATTGCTACACTACATTGAACAATAGCTGGAACATGAAGATGAAGCAGATGCCTAAGGAATTGATGGATAATTTTATTAAGCAGCATCCTGAGTTTGACTGGGTGTCGTTGCAACAAGGCGATGGTTTTATTACTTCAGATAAATGGAGCGATACTGCTGATCAGATCCAAACACTCGATGGAGTAATCTCTGTGGACTCAGCAATAGCCCACTGTGCAGGATCTGTTGGAGTACCTGTAGCAAATCTTATTGGTCAAGAAAGACTAGCATGCTGGAGATGGTATCCTAAAGGTGAGAAAACCTACTGGTATGACAGTATGAAGACTGTTTGGTTTGATACATGGACAGAAGGGTTGGAAGAAGCATTAAAGCATTTTACAATTACTAAGAAAAAGAAACAAAGTAAAACAAAGAAAGAGGTAGCATGACAGAATTTAATACACCGTTTAGTACCGTAGGATATATCACATACAAAAGGACATACGCTCGTCGATTGAACGAAGCAGATCCTGCTAGTCCTACAGAAGAGTTTGAAGACACAGTTAATCGTGTCGTAGCAGCGTCTAATAATCAGCTTAACTGTGGGTTCACAGAAGCTGAGCAGAAACGCTTACAGAAGTATTTGATGGAGTTGAAGGGTACTGTAGCAGGTCGCTTCTTATGGCAGCTCGGCACTGACACAGTAGGTCGTTTAGGTCTAGCTAGTCTACAGAACTGTGCATTCACTGTGATAGATCAACCAGTACGTCCCTTTACCTGGGCGATGGATCTATTAATGTTAGGTTCAGGAGTAGGTTATAACATTCAGCGTGAGCATGTTGCTAAGCTTCCTCCAGTTAATGTTAACTTCTCTGCTCCTACTCGTGTAGATAGCAATGATGCTGACTTTATTGTACCTGACTCTCGTGAAGGATGGGTTAAGCTCCTAGGTAAAACATTAAAGGCAGCCTTCTTATCTAACACTGCTACGACCTTTACTTATTCAACGAAACTAGTACGTGGTAAAGGTTCTCCTATCAAGGGATTTGGTGGCACTGCTTCAGGTGCTGAGGATTTATGTTGGGGTATTGCTAAGATTAGTGAGATCTTAGAGAAGAGAGTAGGTAGACAAGTACGTTCTATTGACTGCCTCGACATCATGAACATTATCGGTGCAGTAGTAGTCGCTGGTAATGTAAGACGTTCTGCTCAGATTGCTATTGGTGATCCTGATGACGTTGAATACTTGCTGGCTAAACGGTGGGACATGGGTAATATTCCTTCATGGAGAGCTATGTCTAATAACAGCGTAGTATGTAACGACTTCAAAGATCTACATGAGTATTTCTGGGATGGGTACGAAGGCAAGGGCGAGCCTTATGGTTTAATTAACCTAAAGCTCAGTAGAAAGATTGGAAGACTGGGAGAGACTCAGTACCCTGACCCTAAGGTAATGGGTTATAATCCTTGTGCTGAGCAGTCCTTAGCTCCTTATGAGACTTGCTGTTTGGCTGAGGTGTATCTATCGAATGTATCTAGTAAAGCAGAGTTTATTGATATCTGTAAACTGTTATATCGAATCAACAAGCACAGTCTCGCATTACCCTGCCATCTCGAAGAGACTGCAGATATTGTGCATAGTAATATGCGGATGGGCATCGGAGTTACTGGTGTCTTGCAAGCAAGTGATGAACAGCGTAGTTGGTTATCTGAAGCTTATGAAGAGTTACGAGCTTTTGATAAGGAGTATAGTGCTAAGCATGGCTTTCCTGAGTCAGTAAAACTTACCACTGTTAAACCTTCAGGTACTCTGTCGTTACTACCAGGTGTAACTTCTGGTTGCCATCCTGCTTATTCTAGACACATGATTCGTAGGATTCGTATCTCAGCAGACCACGCTTTAGTACAAGTCTGTCGTGATCATGGATATCCTGTGGAATATCAGCGTAACTTTGACGGTAGTGAAGATCATAGCACCATGGTAGTTAGCTTCCCATTCTGTTATCCAGAGGGAACAAAGCTTGCTGCTGAGATGACTGCGATTGATCAGCTAGAAGTTGTAAAATGGTTACAAGCTAATTGGTCAGACAATAGTGTTTCCTGTACAGTGTATTATCGTAAGGAAGAACTACCTGAGATTAAGAAGTACCTTGCTAAGAACTACAAGAACAATCACAAGTCCTTGTCTTTCTTGCTACACAATGAGCATGGTTTCCATCAAGCACCATTAGAGGAAATCACTAAGGAGCAGTATGATGAGCTAGTCGCTAAGACTCGTTTGATTACTAAGGTAGACGAAGCAAACTTTGATGGAGGGGACGAGTGTGCCAGTGGTGCATGTCCAGTTAAATGAAGATTGAACTACTGTGCTTAACTGAGAATGAGGATGGGTCTGCTGATATGGAAGTAGAGTTAGACGAAGAAGCTAAGACTCTTCTCATTCAGGTAGGCTTAGAAACCCTGATCACTAGGGTAGTTGATAAATACAAGGAAGAATCAAATGAGTCTTGAACTATATTTTCTCACTGGATTTATGGTGGGTTTTGAATACGTCGCTGAGTATGATGATTGTCGACATCTAATCGTAGACTTAGGAATATTCAGACTACTGTTTTCTTTTGAGCTGTAACTTAAGAGCCCTCTTCGGAGGGCTTTTTATTTCCTGTTCGGGTTATTATGCTTATAATTTGTGTAAAAACAGCAAAACTTTACCGATCAGGTAATAAAATTTCTAGTACCAGCCTTATCAATAATTAGAGCCTGTCTTCTGGGTTTATCAGCAGTACCGTTAGGAACGCTTATATGCGTCCAGGAGCTGAATTCTTCGATGATTTGATCAAAGGCTATATCCGAAGCAATGCAAGCCTCTACGACCTGTTTAGGGGTCATTCCTGGGACTCTGATATCAGCAGCACAACCTATCCTATGCTGGCTAGTGTCCTTGCTACCGACAGAGTCATTGACTGGTTTAGATCTAAAGCCAGAATTAATCATAACAGGCTTACCTAATAGGGTTCTAACCTGCTCAAGTAAAGCTGCTAAGCGAGTTAAGTTAGCAACCTCTGTAGCGTTAGGGGTATTGTCTAGGTTCTTACGCTCTGCTACTTCAGAGTGAGTAAGTTCTTCTAAGGTAAAGTTATTGCTTAGGTTCATCTTTCTTCGCCTTCATATCCATGATTTTCTCTAGGGTACGACCTCCAAAGTAAAAGGACATAATCAACATCCCCCACTGACCGAGAAGCTCAACGTACTTTTCATTAGCATTAGACCCAAAGGCTGACATCATAGCAAATATAAAATAAGCACCTAGAATAAAGATTAATGTCATAGGTCGTATGTTCTTAGACAACCAACTATCACTAGCCATGTCTGCTTCTTGACGCTTGGTAAGCTCCTGAGCTTCTATGTTATCAGCGTTTAACTCAGCAAGCTTTCCTTCTTGCTGCATTTGTAGTAGTTCTTTCTGAGCCTTTGCCTTAGCTTCTGGATCAGGAATAAACTTATCTAAGACTTTCATCCCAACATCAAATAGTGCCATTAATGGAATCATTGTTTATGCCCCCAGGTTAGATACCAAGCAATGACCGCAGCCACTGCATAGCACATGAACATTGCTCTACGAACCTTTGCCAAATCTTCTTTAAACTCTCTAGTAAGTTCATTGTCTTGTTTCTCTATCTTTTGTTTAATGGTTTCGATTTCATTCCAGCGTTTAGTTCCATGCTTTCTTATGAAATCAGCTTTGACTTTAGCTTCTTCGATACGGATGGATTCTTGACGTTGCCATTCCATCAATGCTCTCTTGAAGTACTGCTCTTTTAAGACTTGAGATTCTCGTATTTGTCTCTTACGCTCTAAGTCTTTCTGCTGTGCTACTGCTGCAGCGTCCTTCTGTACATCGGTAATGCTCTTAGTAATAGATTGACTAGCCTGACGACTAGCATCCATACTATTAGTTACAGATTTTGCTCCTTCTAAAAACCCAAATTGATCTGACATATCTCATTCTTCTAGTTCTATTCCTTTTTTAGCAAGTCTTGCTCTGATGAACTGTGTTCTAAATTCAGGGTCTTGTAGTTTTTCTCCCAGCAGTGTTTTAGTAGCAGCACTACGAGCTCTCTTTAATCCTTTTTCTAAGATTACTTTCTTAATAGAATCAGGAGCATTCTGATACCCTGAAGATTCAATTATACCAGGTAAAATAGTATCAGCAAACTGACTAGATAAAGCTTGATACTTAGCTTGATCAGCACCTTCTAAGTCTACACCACGAAGAGTCTTACTAGGTAAGTTATAGTCTACCTTAGTACGAGCTACTTCTTCTTGTACTGCGTTGCGTGTAGCAGGAGCTGTTTGTAAACCAGTATAAGCTGCAAAGCCATACGATGGATTCTCTCTTGCTCCTCCGAATAACTTAGATTGTATTGGTAGTTCTTCACGAGAAGGGATAGGAAGACCTAAGCCAAAGTCAGGAATACGATTCTGTACTGCTTCGCCAAAACCTGTGACAACACGAGCATAAGGATCAGCAGAACGTGCAGGAGCTGCTATGAAAGATGGGACTAGTAAACCAGCAAAGCCATTTATAAAGCTACCACCATAACGCTCTGGGTCATGTACTGCCTGTAGTAAACCAGAGATACCTTCTAAATATGTCTTAGACACAATGTTCTTAGTCACACCTGCTACTACATCCACTACTAATTCTTTTTCTTTCTTAGAATCGTAGGATGGTTTATCTACATATGTACGCACTGCGTTAATACCGTCTACTGCAGAGCCCATGATAGTTGCTAAAGGTTCTACACGAGCGTAGGAATAATATGTATCACCAATCTTAAGACTATACTCAGGGATACCAGCAGCAATCATAGCGTTACGTTTAGCAGCATCCTTAGGATACGAACCAGTAACAGTATCGTCAGCTACCTGCTGAGCTAATGCAGCAGTAATGCCCATGCCAATAGCAGTTCTTGCTATCTTAACATCCGTAGGAGTATTCTTAGAGAAGACACCTAATGGAGTATAGGACAGAGCATCCTTCATGATGTTAATAGGAGTCTTAACGAAGGGGATGACAGGAGCTACCCAAGGATGAGCTGCTCTGAGAGCTAACAGTTTATTACCAAAGCTACCTAAGTCTGCTTGGAATGTAGCTTGCTTAGCAAAGTTACGTACATCATCGACAAGCTTAACACGAGTACTGTCTGGTAATGTAGCTAACTCAGGAGCTTTAAGAACATTATCTTTCCAATCTGTGGTCTTAGTATTCACCCTGCGTAAGGCATTATATACAGTCTCTGCATCACCATATTTACCAGAGGAAGCTAAGCGATATGCCTGAGCATTGTATTCCATACGACGGAAGACAGACTTAAAGAACTCGTCAACACCTACGCTAAGACGACTAGGAACACGAACTACTTGTCCTAGGATTTTCTCAGCTTTAGTAGCACCTTCCTGAGCACCGATAGCACCACGAATCTCAGGCATTGCTGCATCTAATGGAGAACCACGTAGGAATCCTTCCTTAGCAAAGAATGCAGATTCTAAGACACCGTCCATCAATCCTCTAAATGCAGGAAGAACTTCTCCGATCTTAACTTTACTTGCAGGGTTGACTGCTTGTAAGATACGTTCAGTACCTAGTAAACCTACCTTAGCAACACCAGAGAATGCGTTAACTGCAGTAGTAGCTAGACCAGAGATGTAGGAGTTAACTACAAACTCACCAAACTTGTCTGCCCATCCTGGCTGCTTAATTGCTTCCTTAGTTAGGTTAGCAATCGCCTCGTTCTTATTAAAACTAGTACCAGGAGCTGCTTTGATTTGTGAGACAGCATCTCTTAGTGCATAAATATCTGTTAATTCTTTACCGCCATTCTTAGATAATCCTTTTAGGATCTCCTCAGTAGAACCAATTACTTTCTTCTGAGCTTTAGCTGCTGCTAAGGCACGACCAATATTAGATACGTTACCAATAGCGGAGAAAAGAATAGGTTTGACTTCATCAAAGTCTTTTTTAAATACTGCAGCAATCTCTGCATCTGACATACCAGCAGCACGACCATTTAAGAATAACTCATCGATAGAGTTAATCATATCTACACCACGCTGTAGTGCAGGAAGATAAGCATTGATTAGATCACGACCACCTAGTTCTTGTACCTTACGATTGAGTAAGAAGTTCACTGCGGAATCAGCAGGAATATTGAGAGGTGTTGTGTCTAACTCAGTAGCAATAGCTCCTTTGTTAGCTGATACGATACGAGTAAGTAACTGTTCTGGATCTTCTGCTTTGTAGCCAGCTTTAAGATATGCTGCTAAGTTCTGTTCACGTAATGGATTATCTGCACTGAATGCAGCAGTAAACCTAGAAGCAGGTATATCAGTTAGTCTGAATGGAGCATCTGTAAAGAGAGCACGATAGTCTCCACCAGCAATCTCATTGGTTAGCTTAGTAGCTAACTCAGAGTCTTCTAACTGCTGGAGTAAAGGAACAATACTGTCTTGTAGTTCAATGTTCTTAGCAGCAGTAACATCAGCAATCTCTTGAGCGATAGGACTGAGTGGTACATTGTCCTGAGTAATACGACCTGATCCTCCTAAGAGAACAGCACGATTATCTTTTAATTCTTTACCAGCATTAGTAACAGCTTCTTTACCGTACTTCTGAATCAATCCTCCGATTGTACCACCGAGAGCACCTCCTACGACAGCACCACCAGCAATGTTTAATAGTCTGCTATCATCACCATAGACAGGCTCTAATGCTCCCATTACAGCACCAGCTCCTGCAATGTTACGAGCACCTTGTGCAACAGTACGAACTCCTCCGAGAGGAACTAAGTTAATAGGATCTAGAATACTTCCAGCAATCTGTGAACCATACGCTGCAACAGGACGTTGCTGAGCCATTGCTCTAAACTCTGCTTCACGCTGTAGATCTGTTTGTTGTATTTTACCAGGAGTTGCTAAGCTAGATATCTGATCGCCTAACGGAGTTCCCTGCATCTGAGTAATTAAGTCTTGTTCCTCAGGAGGAATAGTAGAAGGAGTTCCTCCTAAGAGTTGAGCTGCTCCACGAATAGACGAAGTAACACCACGCTCTAAACCACGAGCAATGGTTTCTCCTACTCCATACTTAGGTTGATATAATTCTGTAGCAGCAGCTAAGATATCTTCTTGACTAGCTCCATCAGGAACTTCCATAGTTAATACCTTGCCGTCTGGGGCTTGGATTTTAACTATCGGCATTATTGCGTACTCAGAATTTTAAATGAAGATAAATTACTTGGTGGTTTCTTTTCGTCTTTCTTAGCAGCAGGTGGTGCAGGAGCTGCTCCAGGACGAGCTATGACACTATCAGGGATAGCTTCGTATTCTGTCTTACCAGTCCTCTTATCAATCTTAGCCATAGATACTGGAGCTCCTGTAATGTCATTAATAACTTTCCAATCATACTTACCAGTTTCAATTTCTTGGTTGAGCCTGTTTGCTTGAGCTTTTTGAGCATCTGTTTGAGCATTACGCAGAGCAATGTCAGCTAAGTCTTTAGCTTGTTGAGTATCTTGTTTAACGGTAATCTTACCAAGTAAACCAGATAATTCATTAGCTTTGGTATCATTACCTTGACTACGGAACATAGCAATATCAGACGTAAGCTTGTCAGGATTCTTGCTGTATAGCTCAATCTGAGCAGCCTCAAGTTTAAGTCCTTCACCTTTAGCTTTGTCCATCTCTGTTTGTACTCTGCGTAATTCTTGAGTAGCCATTAGAGCTTGTTGACCTAGACCAGCTTCAGCGAATCCAGTCTGTAGATTCTTATAAAAAGATAATGGATCATTAGGATCGGAGTTCTGCATAGCAGTATTATATACATTCTGTATATTAGTTAGTCTTTGTAGTACAGGATTAGTAACTTCAAAGAAACCACGATCTTGTGCTACGTTAACTAAGCCACGTCCTAGTAATGAACCAAGCTGTGCTCCTAATTGATTCTGTGCAGGTAAAGCACCAATACGAGCTTGTTCTTGTTGAATTAACTGTTGACGATAAAGCTCAGGATCTGCACCTAGCAGTGCTTGTTGATTACCTAATAGTGGATTTACTGGCTGTCCCATAACTATTCCTTATTAAAGTCTAAATGCAGGGTTGCCACCAAAGCCACCCATACCTGTACTATATCCTGAAGTATTTACTGGCATGTTCATCATGCCTCCACTACCACCTCCACCGTAAGCCATAGCACCAGCACCAATCAAGCTAGACAGGAACTGATTGTTCATCTGCTGGGCTTGTAGTGCAGAACCATACTGTGTCTGAGCACCTTGCATCATACCTCCAAAGTAACTCTGAGCACCTGCAGATTGACCAGGCTGCTGAGCTGCACCTAATTGTAATCCTAATTGATAAGGCATCTGACTTAGTTGTTCTACTTGACCTGATAAACCTAATTGAGTTTGTAATGGTGAATAAGAACCACTAACTAACCCAGCTTGCTGACCTAATAATGAACCAGCAGTACCAAACAATCCAGAGCCTACCCCAATGTCTTGCATGAAGCGTTGACGAGCTAGGTCTTCTGCACTTGTTGTAGTTCCATAAGCTTGTTGAGAAAACCCTAAACTTGCTCCTAAGTTTTGCAACATGTTCTGACGAGCAAGTTGTTCTGCTTGAGTTTGTGTTGCTAGTGCTTGACCGCCCAGCTGAGTACCTAAACCAATGTCTTGAGCTAAACGAGAACGAGCTACATCTGTAGACTGAGCAGCTATCTGAGCATCTTGCTGAGCTAATGCATTATAATATGCTTGTAACTCAGGAGATGTAGGAGCACCTCCTGTGCCTGTGCGAACTCCTAAACCACCACGACCACGAGCAAATAAACCACTCTGAATGCCTGAAAGCTGAGCTTCTCTAGAAGGCTGTAATAATGATTGTTGTTGTTGAAAGTATTGCTGAGCAGCAGCCGTAGGATCATATGACGTAGGAGTTACTTGACCAGCTAAACTTCTAAGTTGATTAGCGTAGCTCATTGCCTCAGGAGCAGCAGCTGAAGTATAACTTGTAGGAGCAAGCCCAGCAGCAGCCTGACGATATTGATTAGCTAAGCTTAAAGCCTCCGCAGACGGAGCACGTTCTGTTGAAGAAGGAAGTAAAGACTCACCTATTCCAAACAATCTTTGAGCACCTCCAGACAAAGGCGAAGCAGCTAATTGCTGTTGTTCTGCTAGGCTAAGAGCTCCTCCAAATCTTCCAAATAAACGATTCTGAAGATCTGATAATTCTGCAGCAGGTGCATAAGACGCTCCTGAAATATAAGGAACACCAGTACGAGGATCTATCTCACGAGTGAATTGAGAAGTACCAAACCTAGTAGTCATGCCTACAGGACGGAATGCAGAGATATTAGCAGCGTTTACTCCAGCTTCTCGCTGTTGTGCTGCAGCTTGTTCTCCTGCTTTTCGTACCCCGCTAGCCCCTGTAAAAGGATCTAATACTGAACTAACTATACTACCCATGGTTTGCTCCTAAAGTATATGTCGTATTTCTTTTGATTTACTTCTATGTGTTTTAAAATATTCCATCCTGTTAGTCTACCAAACTTAGCAAGCTTAGTGTCTTCTACTTCTACTAATGCTAACAGAGGAACATTAGTTAGATACTGTACTAAGTTTAAATCTTCTACGTACTTCTTTTTTATTTCCTGCGACCACTTATGTACATCTGTATGAAACCACAACGCTGCGTCGTATAGTTCTAAGTACATTATGTAGTCGTCTCTTAAGACTACAGGTATTTTCATTATAGTTTCATAATATAAGCCAATGCATAATACGGAGGCAAGTTCGTAAACGAAGCACCGCTGCCAGTACTTGCTGCAGTAGAAGTCAACGACAAAGTATGCGTATGTGCTGCGGTAGTTGAAGTAGTTCCACTATAGGTATGTGTATGATCTTCCGATGCGTTTCCGTTAGTAACACTAATACCAGTAAATGCCGATAAAGTATCATAGCCAGGAGAGTTTCCAGAAGCAGCTCCAGCCATACAGATTCCAGCTCCTCCGCCATTAGGGGCTGCATTTTTTGGAGATGCGTGAGTATGTCCTGGATCTGATACAGTTGCTGTGTGGGTGTGGCTCTGGCTTTGTCCAGAAGTTGTTCCACTGAATGTGTGGCTATGTGCATTCTCAGAAGTAGCTGTACCAGTCGTTGTGATCACATGAGTATGTGCAGGTAATTCGTTTGATGTTAAAGTGCTTGTAGCTGATCCGCCAGTAGCATCAACAGAATAAGTTGAACCAGCACCAACAACAAACCGATTGCGTAGGTCTGGTGTTCCGCTAGAACCGTTACACAGTGCCCATCCCGAGGGAATCGTAGCAACAGAACCAGACCATAAAGTAATAATACCAGTAGGAATTAACGCAGAAAGGGCAGCTTGCGTAAACGCAGTAGTAGCTAGTTGTGTTGTGTTTGTAGCAGCAGTTGCCGTAGGAGCTGTAGGAGTTCCTGTTAAAGCAGGACTATTTAAGTCAGCCTTAGAAGAAATAGCAGATGCTACCGCAGTTAACTCGGTATCAATCTCAGCACCTTTAACAATCTTACCTGAGTTACCAGTAGGTAATCCGTCCTTAGCTGTAAAGTTTGTTGCTTTTGTATAATTACTCATATTAGTTCCTTAGACTAAAGTCTTTCCTTTTTTAATTCCTACGTCAATCTTCTGAATAGACAGAGGATTACCATTAATATCTGCTTCTAAGCCTAGTTGAAGTATAGTTCCTTGACCACCAGCATTAATAGAGAAGCGATCTAAAACAATACCTGAGGTATATTCAGCAATGTTATACTCTGTAGATCCTGGTATGCTATCAACAGTAGAGTTATTATACTCATATACTACAGCAGTGTCTAATATATAAGTAGTAGCTTGATAGCCTTCGCTATAATCAAAGCCCCACTTAATCGCTACTGACTGGTTAGTACCGCCAATCAATACCCAGCCAATCTTCTTTAATAACTTTAATGAAGTAGAAGCATCAAAATCAAAGTAGTTAGTATAGTACTGTAAACGATATGAAGTAGTGTTATCAGCATGTCCGAAGTATTTACCAATGTAACCAGGTTTACCTATAAATAAATTTCTATCTTGTGTTACGCAGAAAGCCTTAGGCTCAATACTATCCCAAATAGTTACACGCATAGCACCATCTTGTAGTGCAGCCCTAGTGTCAAAGCAATATACAAACTTAGTAGTTGGAAGCGTTAATAAATAAATAGCATCACGTTCAAAATAGATACTCTTAATCTTAGTTAGGTCTGTCTCAGAAGCGACTGCTGCCATTAAGTCATCACGAACATTCTTCGAGATATCACGCATTGGTAGTGACTTCTCTTGGATGACTCGCTGTAGACTACGAACTCCTGCGTCAGATAAGAATATAACGTCTGTACCTAAGCTCTGAACTGAATCACGAGCAATACATCCTACGTTGTTTAATATTTCTACTAAGGTTAATGAAGCAGTATCTAGAGGATTAGCGTAGATTGCTGTGTTCTTTTTACCAAAGAATATAATATATCCATTATGTGCTGCTGCAGCAACTACAGGGTCTCCGTTAGGTAATACCTCTTCTAAATTAATATAACCAGCAGAACCATCTAAGAAGTCAGAGCCTTCTAATAAGTTACTAAAGTAGACAGTCTGTGTATCTCCACTGATGCCACCGCACCAAACCCTACCGTAAGCAGATATAACCCAACTAGGCATAAACGATGCTGTGTTGTGATTAGATGGTAGTTTAGCTGCGTCGCCTACTCGTTGGAAACCAAAAGTACCACTATCGTGAGATCCAAAAGGATTACCAGAAACAGGTAACTCATGCCACACTAGCATCGGATGATTAGCCTGTGCTAAATAAACATGAGGCTGAAAGTCATTTACATCACCGTATGATAGAGCAGCACCTTGCCAGTTATTAGCAGTAATCGTATATGTCGCATCGCCACTATTAGTCGTATTGCGTACTGTCTTAGTAGTCATCGTAGTTGTGCCTACGAATAACTTATTATTACCAGCACTAAGTACTTCAGTACCACCGCCAGTGACTACCTCAAAGATAAACTCTACTGGATTGCTAGATGTTAAATCTGCATTGATAGTAGTATTAACAGGTGTCCATCCACGACGAGCACCGATACGACCATACTTATCAATCACACAGTTCTGTGCCTTCAGAGCATACCCTGAAGACAATGTAACACTACTCTCTTGAGTGTTTAATCCGTAGAACCCAGGAGCTGCTACTGAAGCTGTTTGTAGTGGACTAGCCATTAGTTCCAGACCCACTCTTGTTCTTCTAAATACCGTCCTGATTCAAGTGCTATAGCGTCTGCTAAGCTCTGTTTCATTAATTGATATGTCTCCCCAGCCTGGACTCCTCCGTCCTCACCACGCTCTGCCTGAGCCCTTGCAAGAGCACCCAAGATGACAGGCTCTTCAGGTACTAGGAGTATATCAGCGTTAACTGCTAAGGGTACTTGTGGTTTGATAATGTTAAAACGAAGGTTATAAGCACCGTTAGGAATAGGATATAAGTCTACCTGAGTATCTCCGTTGGAGTTAGTACCGTTAAAGTTATAGTACGCAGGAGACCCCTTCTGAGGAGTAGTCATTAAGAACTGCTGATTCATCCACCTGGTAGAGGCTAATTCTACGAAAGCATTCTGAGTATCGTTAATAACATCGATAACCCTGAATCTTTGTCCTGAGCCTACTAAGACATAGTTAAACACATCGGCTGTAGTGGTAGCACTAAGAGTTTCAGACAAAGCATTCCAGTTGTAGGAGTCTTCTACGACCCTCTTAGAGTCATTGACATACCTAGCAATCAATTTTACATAGGCATTATCAGAGACCGAGGAAGCCTCAGGCTCACGAAGCCGTATAAGTACGTCATTTACTAGTTGAATGTAGTTCATATCTCTATATTATACCATAAAATTGATTAAAAGTCAATACCCTACTTAGCAGTCCCACTTCTTTAATGCCAAGGCTTTGCGGGTAGGTCTGCCTTTCTCGTCTTTCATAGCCCCTTTTACACCACTCATACGAGCACAGAAGCTCTTACGTCTTCCTGCTGCTTTAGGGGACTTTGCAGCCTCTTTAGCAGAAACTGGAGGCTTAAGGTTAGATCCTGTCTTCTTGTTGAAGTAAGCCCTTCCTTTAGCGTTTAAACCACCTTCAGGATTCTGATAGACTTTCTTAACCATTATTTCTTCTTAGCTGTCTTAGCAGCTTCCTTAAATTGTTTAGCAGTAGGAGCACCCTTAGCCCCTACCTTACGCATCTTCTCGCCAGATCCCGCAGCGATACGACGACGCTTAGCTGCGATATTGGCATACAAGCCAGGCTTAGTAGCCACGCATAGCTCCCATCTTCTTCATAGGCTTAGCAACTACTTTAGCACCAGTCTTCTTAGCATACTGCTTAGCTTGCTTCTTACCCTTAGTTGTATAAGGGAACTTCTTCTCTTTGACCATTGGCATATTATTTCCTTTTCTTGGGTTTAGCTACTTTAGCGGTTGATAATGCGATTGCGACTGCTTGCTTCTGTGGTCTTCCTTCTTTGACCATCTTAGAAATGTTCTTACTGATTGTCTTTTGTGACTTACCTTTAGCGAGTGGCATTATTATTCCTTATGAAAACTGTTGTACGGTACTGCGTTGCTCTATCTCAAACGATGCTATAATTGTGGTGGTTGAACCTGTTTGTGAGATAGCTCTAAGTTCGTCTTTCTCATCCATCATAAAATAGAAACCATTATCTAGTATTAAATAAGCTTTAGCTGTTAAGTTATATTCAAACAAGACCTCTATTGATACGTTGGCACTAGCATCATACCAATATACAGTAATATGTTTAGCAGAAGTACTGTGATTACTTACTAGGATATTAACACACTTTGCTAAGTTACGAGTAGGAACAGTAAAGAGAGTAGTCAGCGTATTCGCTGTTAAATTCTTTCCTATAGAATGTATAATACTCATTTTCTAAACACCAAGTCAGCCATCCAAGTTACAAAACCACCAAAGACTGAGGCAGCTCCCATAATAGCCCACAAAGAGCCTTTAGACCTCTCAGCCATTGCTACGAGTTTCTTGATGTCGTACTCCATTGCACTTACTTTGGATTCTAAGTTCTCTACAGCGTGAACTAATTTACCATATTCTATTGGATCGATGTTTGACATAATATTATTTTAAGGTAAAGTGTTAATAAATTCATTAGCTTGTTCTTGTGTCATCACATTTTCATCGGCATCTTGCAGTTCTGCACCAGCTAAGACTTCTTTTTTGAAGTTAGCAAAATCAGTATTTTGAAGGTCGAATGGTATAAATGCGTTGTCTGCAATACGCAAAATAACATTAGCATCTACTAATCCGCTTGGTGTCTGTATTTTTGGTAATAATTTATACATTTTATAACTCCGCAGAAACAGTTATTGTTGCTGTTCCAGCAAAATAATAACCAGAAGCATTGCCAGCAGTAAACGCTGATGTAAAGGAAAGACCTCTAATTGTAAAGCCATTGGTTCTTACTGATTGTGCGAGAACAGTACCAAATGTTGCTGGGTAACCTCCAGTTGCAGTAAGAAATGATGCTTGACCAGCAGAGCTTCCAACAGCAGGAAAGGTTATTGTTGGAGTAGCTCGCATTTCTTGGACAAAGAAAACAGGTGCGCCATAAACGCCAGAAGTTGAGTCACATTGTCCTACTGTTAAAGTAATATCTGATCCAGAAATTCGTTGAAAGTATCTCTGACACAAAGCCAATTCAGTTCCATAAGGTCTGTAATCAAAGCTAGTAGCTGTAGAGCCTACCTCTAATTGCACACCAGTAACTTGCCATGTGGCGTTTAGAGTGCCGATGACTGAAGCCGCACCACTAAAAGTATATTTAGCACCAGTTTGCCAAGAATTTACAGTACCTTCCCACCCAGTACCAGAACCAAGCCACCAACGAACATTAACTCCACGCTCATTATTTGTAAGCCAAGTTCCGCTTGTATCACCAGCAATGGTTACTGTTTTGTATTCCCAAGTGTTTGCAGAGCTGATACTATATTGTTCAATATAAAATCTAGTTCCTGCGTTATTATCAAATGCTATTGGGTAATTGCCAGTTATAGATGATTTAACCCAAAAAGATATGGTAATGGTTTTAGCGTTTGCCGTTCCCCACATTAAGTCTGCGGTATTAAAACCTTCTATAAAATGATTTAATGCCAAATATTGAGTGCTAGCCAAAGATGCGTCTGCCGTGGTTACTGTATATTTCATTGAGTTAACAAACCCTGTAGGAGCATCCGTTACTCTTTGAACTGTAACTGCACCGTCAGTTGAATTGTCACTTCTAAATCTATCAAGGGTAAATGGACTGCCTCCTGCTGCAATAGACACACTAGCACCAGCATTACGTTGGTCAATCACCATCGCACCATTGATGATGCGGTTCTTGAACCCAAAGGTGCTATCGGAGTTAAACTCTCCAGCTTGGGTTATTCCGTTTGAGCCGTCAATAGTGATGGGCATTATTCAGTTCCTTTTAATGCAGCGATTTCGATTGCTTGTGTATCTACGATTGCTTTGAGTTCTTGGATTGCTGCTGTAAGAGTAGCCACCAAAAATGATGTATCAACACCTTGTGGTTTAATGTTTCCATCTTCATCTACCGCATCTTTTTCACCAATTACGCAATCAGGCACTACTGCTTGAAGTTCATGGGCAATAAATCCTTGACTTTCTGTGCCGTCAGATTTCCATGTATAAGTAACAGGTTTAAGTTGAGTTATTTTAGCTAAAGCACCTGTCATTGGTGCAATGTTTTCTTTTAAACGATAGTCTGAAGATGTTACATAAGCTGTAGCTGAGCCTGAAGTGTTGATATTTCCAACAATTCCATTTCCGTTATAAAACAGCCAATGATTGTAAGTAGAAGTTTGTGTAC